ATGAACGACTTCCCCGAACCGGAAACTCTCGGAACGCTCGCGCTCGCCCGTGAGACCTATGGCAAACTCCTGGCGGCCTTCCACGAGAAGGACGGCCAGACCTCACAACTGGAGGCCGACTTGGAAGCGGCCAACGAACTGGTGGACGAAAGCGCCACCGCACTCGCTCAGGCGCAGACAGACCTGAAAGCGAAAGCCGCCGAAGCGGACCAGACCAAGCGCGACCTAGGCACAGCCAATCAGACCATCCAGTCGCTGGAGACTCAGGTCAGTTCGCTCGAAGCGACCGTCAGCGAACTGAAGACCGCCGCCAAGTCTGCGGAAGAAGAGGCCGCCGAGATTTGCGCCAGCGTCGGCGTCGATCCTCTTCAGATCAAGCCGGACGACACGCCGGAGCAGCCGGACCTGATGGCGCAGTACCGGGCCATCGAAGATCCCGGCCAGCGCACCGCGTTTTTCCGTAAGCACAAAGATCAACTCCTTTCCCGCCGCTAAGCCATGCCCAACCAACTCAACAACATTCAGGACATCCGCATCGCGGATGTGTTTCTCGAAGCCTTCGTGGCGGCGCTCATGCCGCTACGGGCCTTCTCCACCGATTTTTCCGCCGAGTTTACCGAGCGGGGAAAGACGGTGCATGTGCCGCTGATCGGCGCTGCCGGTAAGTCCTACGACTTCAAGGGTAGCTACTCCCAGAACGCCGACAGCTCGGTGGACACCGTACCTGTGCAACTGACCCGGCACAAGGTCCAGTCGCTGCACCTCACGGATAAGGAATACTCCGAGGCGAGCATCATCAGCCTTGAACGCCTGGCCAAAAGCAAGGCCCGCCAGCTCGCCCAGGACGTGTTGCAGGACATCTGGAGCGCGATCACGGAGGCCAACTACGGTGCCGCTGCCATCGCGGCGGTGGCTGCGACTGCCTTCGATGCGGCCAAGGTCCTGAAGATGCGCGAAGCCTGCGCGGGCGTGAACATGCCCGTGACGGAGCGTTCGCTCGTACTCGACGACTCCTATTACTCCGCGCTGCTGGGTGACTCGAAAATCTCCCAGAGCTACCTCATTCAGGTCAGCCAGCCCGCCTTTCAGGAGGCCCGCATCCCGCGCGTCTACGGCTTCGACATCTTTGAAACGACCATTCTGCCGGAGAACGAAGAGAAGCTGGTCGGCTTCGCTGCTCACCCGCGTGGGCTGGCTATCGCCAACCGCTACCTGATGCCGCTCCGCCCTGAGTCTTACCTGGAGGCCGGTCCCGTCACCGATCCTTCCACGGGGATCACGCTCGGCTATCGCCGCTACTACGACAACGACTCGGGCAAGGAAATCGCCGCCTTCGAGTGCGTGTACGGTTTCACCCGTGCCATTAAGGAAGGCATCCTCCGCATCGTAAGGCCATAGGGCCTTAACCGCCGATGCTGGCGCATCGTGAAGGGCTTCGCCCTTACGCTCCTTGCAGTCGCTATCCCATTACAACCTCAACTCATAATTCCCATGACTGACGAAGAACTTCAATCGCTCGGGGCCAAGGCTGCCGCCATGCCCGATGGCCGTAACGAGCTTTCGCCCAAGCCGCTCTGCGCGGTCACGGCGCAGTCTGTTGTCGATCCAGAGGGCCGCATCCGTGTTTATAATTCGGATACGGGCGAGGTGGTCACGATCCGGCAGGCTGACGGTGCGGCCATTGCTGCCGCCAACGACATTGCCGGACTCAAAGCCGCCTTGCAGATCGTGCTCTCGGAGGCGGGCATCGCCACTTTCGACTAAAACCTTGGTTCTGTTTACGGTTATCGCACAGGCCCCGGTGTCATGCCGGGGCTTGTTTTTATCCCTGATCTCAGCCTTTGTTAGACGAAGAGTTTTTTTGATCTATGTACTCTTTTATGACTTCAGCTAAAATTCTCCCACGGGCATTAATTTTATAGACCATTTCTGATTGCGCAAAATCAGCGTTCTTAAGCATATTTATGGTCAACGTGTCATTGGATTTTAGCTTAACTACTGCATCCACAAGCCTAGATGATGAAAGACTCATTCCGAGCGATTCGTCCAGAATGTTTGGGTTTATTGTCGCATAATAAAGCTGATACAAATCGTGAATATAGGTCCTTGTGGCAGCATATGAGAGATGGTCGAAATTGTCTCTAGAGACTGTTTTATTTAGTAATCGTTTAAAAAGGATTCCTATAATTGACGCTTTATGTGGAGATTCTGTTTTCTCAATTATAGTCAACAGATGCTCTCCAAAATGCTCTGTTTGTCCTTCTTTCTCAAGTTTATCAAGGAAATCATCCACTTTAGACTGTGCAATAGTATCAATCTCATCCAGAAACGATTTCAGTCGTCTCAAGAAAAGCTTATCCTTCACGGATAACAGGAACTGCCCTCCCTTGGTTAATGTGCCCACAACTGGAATTGTATCTACAGTTTTTGAGTCAGAGATGGAATCGATGGCGATCTCCGCGTAATCACAAAATAAACTCCTAGAATGGGGATTGCGGATTAGTTCGGAAGCTTCTTTGAATAAATTCATTTGTGGATAATAGTAAAAGTTGTCATTTGAAGTTTAGTAAAACTTAATAATACGTCAAGATGTCGGGTTTTATAGTCTTGGTACAGTTCATATGGGCTGGGCTAGAAAATGTAGGTTTAGCAACCATCGTTGACATGCCTGCTTGGGGATGACTCCCAAACAATGCGATCAGGCAGAGGGCTTTGCCGAACTACTCGAAATCGCCGGTACTTCTCTGGCTTGGAATGACCACCCTTTCACGGCCCTGATCCGCACGCTTCAGCCGAAAGCGGAGGGCTTCGATCTCACCCCGGGGGATGACAACGCCGTGGGCGTCCGGGCTTTTATCTCGGGGTTTCCCGATGGTCTGCCCGTTGTCGGGGACGGTTTCGAAGACGATCAGGGGGGCCGTTACCGGGTGACGCGCATCGTTCGCACGCCGGGTGATCTCACCTTAAGCTTCGAATGCGAGGTGTCCTACGTATGAACGAGCACGAAGAAATCTTCACTCGCCTGCGGGAGATTGAAAAGCGCCTGACCGTACTGGAGGTAACGCTATGGGGGCAGACCGGCGAAAACGGCCTGCGCTCGGACATTCGTGACCTCAAATCGAAAATGGATATGCTACTGAAATTCTTTTGGGTGACGACGGCCATCCCGCCGCTGGTGGTTGCCGTGCTCGGGGTGCTGCGGTTCCTCGGGAAGCTGTGAGCTGTTTTGACACCGCGCCCGCTGCATGAATGAAGCGGCGTCCAGTCGGTCCCTGCGTCAGTTCGACCGGGCCTTGCGCGAGTACCTGCGGTACAATCAGCGCGAGGCCGGTCCGCTGATCGAGAACCGGGCCAAGAAGGTGCAGTGGGAACTGTACCGGCAATTCAAAGCCATTGCTCCGACCCGTGACAAGATCGAGCAGGAAGCCGCCGCCCGGGGCTACGCCATCCGTCGCCGTAAGGGCGAGGACGGAAAGTCCCTTTCTGTGAAACAGGAACTTGCCCTGCGCAAGCGGTCCATCCGCTACTTGTCCGTGAGCTACCTGTTCCGGGCTTGGCGAGCGAACCGCGACGGCCAGAACGCCCGTCACAGCGCCACCTCGCGACGCAACCGTAAAATCGGTGAGGCGCTCATTCGCACGGCCAAAGGCCAGCGCCATCCCTCCGTCCGCATCAGCAGTTTTCTCGAAGGAGTGATGGTGCAGAACCGCCAGCGCGGTCTCGTGGACAAGGCGCTTCGCGCCCAGAGCGCCGACATGAAAACCTACGTCCGCCGCAAACAGCAGGAAGCCCTCAAGCGGACCGTTGGCCGCATCTTCGCATGAAGCTCTCCGAAGTCATCCCTGCCGTCACGGCGCAGTTGCGTACCGACGCCTTTCTGGCCGGATTGGAAATCATCGCCAACATTTCCGCCGACCATAACCGGCGCTTGGAGACGGCGTTGAAGGAAAAGGGACTCTGCCTCGTGCTGGTGCAGTCATCCGGTTCCGCGCCGAAGGCCGACAGTCCCCGGTTGCTTCTGCACAACGAGATCGTGGTGTCAGTCTTGGAGAATCCCACCCAGAACAAGACCGGTGAAAACGCCCTGCAAGTGGCCGAGCGGGTGTTGGAAGCCCTTCATCAGGCGTCATGGGCAACCGAGCGCGGCCTGCGCCATGTCTTGCAGGTTGACACGCCCGCCTACGAAGCCGGGCCGATCGATAGCGGCCTCATCATCTACTTCTGCAATTTCCAGGTAAAAACTATCCAGCACTAAGCCCATGCCCAACCCGAATTTACTCCTGATCGGCAGCGGCGATTTTTCGCTCATCACCGGCACCACGGTGGTCCCCGAAAGCGAAGCCGCTTACGACGAAGCCAGCGCGATGTTCGGCAACGTCAAAACGTTCTCGTTTCAGAATCAGGCCGAGACGAAGGACCACTTCGGTTCTTATCGGAGCGTGAAAATCCTCGACCGCGTATTCACGACGCAACTACGCCTCGGCTATTTGCTGCAACTGGAAGAGGTCGATGACCGGGCGGTGGAGGCACTGTTCTACGGTGTTTCCGGCGAGTTGACCGGGACCGACCCTGACTATCGGAAGATCAGCCCGCTTCAGCGCCCGCAGAATTTGAACGGCTTTGCCCGCCTGCGCGTCTGGGACGACAAGCACACCCAGAGCCCGCGCCTGATGCACAAGGATTTCTGGTGCAACATGCGCCTGAACAACCAACCCGAAGTGGGCGACGAGTGGTTCGGCTACGAGATGAAAGTCGATGTGCTCTCGCCCGTGGGCACCGTCTATCTGCGAAAGGACGCCTGAGCCATGAGTGAACTCAACGAACTTTTCGGCCCGGCTTCCGGGCTGCCTGCCAGTACGCCGGGAACCCTAGGTTCACTTACCGGCCCCGCCACGGCTCTGCCCTCCGGCGAACCTCAGCGCCTTGTGGAAATGACGGACAGCATTGCCTCCCGTCCTGAAGGCGAACGCGCCCCGCATCTGCGTCTGTGGTGCGATCCGGCCATGACAGGCTTTTACCTGGACGGGGTGAGTGTCCGTGAACTGCACTTTGAGAACCTCGTTTACTTGCGCAGTCTATCCTTTTTCGGATGCCCTCTTGAACGGTTCCCGGCGATCACACACCTAACCGAAATAACGTCATTGGGGTTTTACTATGGGTGCAAATTTCACCGCATCCCCGACCTGAGTCCGTTGGTGAAACTGCAATCTCTTTACCTTGAGGAGGGGGCACTTGAAGATGCCTCGGGGATTGAGGGATTGCTCAACCTGCAAAGCCTGAGTCTGGCCTACAACGATCTCACACAGATCCCGCCTCTTGAAAACCTTACGCTGCTAAGAGACCTGTACTTGGCGGGGAACCAACTGACGGGATTGCCCGATCTCAGTGCCCAGTCCCAATTGCAGCAGGTCAATTGCGAAAGTAACCAGCTGACTGCGCTGCCGCCGCTCAATCACCTCACCGTCTTGGCCTACCTCTACTGCCAGAGCAACCAACTCACGGCCTTACCGGAGCTGACCGGGATGATCGCCCTCAAAAATTTTTACTGTAACGGAAATCAGTTGACGGCACTGCCTTCCCTGACGGGCTTGGCTGAACTCTTCTACTTTGTTTGCAACGACAACCTTTTGACGGAGCTCCCGGACTTAACGGGCTTGACCAAGCTGCGCTATGTCAAGGCGCACAACAACCAGCTTACCGCCGAGGCCATTGACGCCGCCCTTATCCAGTTGGCCGGGTCCACCACGGCCAGCAACGGCCAGTTCAATTACTCCGGCAATCCGGGCTCGGCCAATAACCTGCGCTCCACCGAAGCTGCTGCCGCCAAGACCACCCTCACCGGCAAAGGCTGGACCATCACCGTTTGATTTATGATCGAAACGATTCAGGAAAACGACCTCACGTTTAACCGCGCCAGCGCACCCGAAAACGGGGCCACCGTCTGGCGCTGCATCCACGACGGCCAGCGTGTCCTCAGCGCGTTCGAGACGGATGGCCAGACCGACTCGGTTCATCAGATCGTGGATTTTGACACGAAGGAAGCACTGGAGGCGGGCATCGTTGCCCTCGGCCTCGAAAACCCGGTCGATGAATACGACCCCGAACAAGCAGCCGAACATGAACGAGAACAACGCCATCATCAGCGGGGGAATTAATCTCGCCGTCCACACCATCGACGGTGCCGAGGAAACGGTTACTGTGCGCCTATTGAAGATTCGGGAGTTCCCCGATTACCTGCGCCTGGTCGATCAGGAGGAGCGGCTTGCCGAGTTTCTCTGCAATCAGTCCGAGGGCTGGGCCGAGACTCTCACGGTGGACTCGCTGCTGGACATCTGTGAACAGGGCCACGGGATAAATTTCAAGAATGCCTGCCGCTGGGGAGAGCGGCGGGCGCAGGTCAACGAGGCGCTGCTTCCCATCGCCGCCAGCGGCAAGGCGGTGGCTCAACAGTTCCCGCAGGTATCGGGGTAGGCGCAACGCGCCGTAGGGGCGCAGCCCCTCAATCGGATCAAACGCTGAGCGTTTGCGAGTTGTGTGCCGAGTGTGCCTGCATCCTCGGAAAAGGCGTAGCGGAGGTAGCCGCTACGCTGTCCCTACCGGAGTTATTGTTATTGATAAAGCAGGATCAACGGCTGCGCATGGAGTCCCTGCGCTGGCATACCCAGTCCCGCGCCCTGACCGCATCGGCCATCTGGAGCAAACCCGCCGCGCAGGCCCTTGGGCGCTTCGAGCGATCGCTTACCGGTAATCGTCGTCATGCCGATGCTGAATCACCCCAAAAGCTATCCAGGCTCTACGGGAACGCGGGGATTCCGGTTGAACTGAGCTGAGTCCGAACTTTACTTTTCTCTGACTTTGGTGCAGATTCCAAGCATGACCTCAACAGCCGCCCGCATTGCTGATGAAGCATTATCCCTACCCGAGGAAGATCGCCTCGGTGTGTTCCTGCGGATTGCCTCAAGCTTGCCCGGTGACAAATCCCAATGGGCCGAAAGTGCCCGCCGTGCCGAAGAAATGCGTACCGGAAAAGTCGCCCCGATGAACGACGATGAGTTCGAGGGCAAAATGGGGGCTCTTAAAGCGTCGTTTCGGAAGCAGGCCTGATGGCTCTGATAGTCGAGTACCACCCGCTCTTTTGGGCGGATATTGAGGAACAGGCCCAGTATCTTGAGCAAGAGGCAGAATTGGGTGAGGTTTTTCTCGAAAAGGTGGAGAACGCCATTGCCGCAGTAAAAGAGGCTCCGTTGCATTACTCCGTCTTGTATGGGAACACGCGGCATGTCATCCTCGAGAAATTCCGCCGCCACATCATTCATTACGAGTATTTCGAGCGGGAGGGGCTGATCCGTTTCTATGGGTTGTTTCATGGATCGGAAAACCCGATCAAGTGGGTGAAGCGGCTTTAGTCGGTTGACATGCAGTCGGTCAGTAAATGGCCGATTCCCGCGTCAGTGTCCTGATCGACATCCGCTCCAAGCTCGCCGGGCTGGAGCAGGCCACGGCGGGCTTCGGTAAGTTGATCAAGGGGGTGGCGGGATTCGCCGCCGCTTATCTCTCGGCTCGCACCGTCATCAACGGAGCCCGCGACATCATCAAGCTGGGGGCGGACATGGACCACCTCCACAGCCAGACGGGGGTGGCGGTCAAAGACCTGATCATTCTGCGCCAGGCCTTCGAGGACAACGGCATCAGCGCGGATAACTCGCGACTGGCCATCAATAAAATGCAGAAGTCCCTCGTGGAAGCGAGCGAGGGCTTGCAGGAACCGGTCAAAGCCTTCGATGCGCTCGGCCTTTCCTACGAGGATCTTTTGCAGAAGAGCCCGACACAGCAGTTTAGCGAAATCGGCAACGCCATCCGGGCTATCGAAGACCCGGCTGAGCGCTCGGCGGCGGCGATGCGGATTTTCGGACGGGCCGGGGCTGAACTGCAAAGTCTGTTCGTTTCCGGCGACATCGACGACGTGGCACGTTCGCTCGGAGCCATGCCCGAGGTGATGGAGCGCAACGCCCGGCAGTTCGAGCGCATCGACACGCTGATGGGACGCATCCCCAATAAGTCGCGGCAACTCTTCGCCGGGATCGGGGACATGCTGGCGGACGAATTGCTCGGACCGCTGGAAGCACTCAACTCGATTGATCTGACAGCGGCGGGCCAACGTATCGGGGGCTTCCTTGATCTGGCCCTGGAGTCGTTCCGCGACGGCACCTTTGCGCAGTTCATTGGCCTGTCCATCGAGGCAGGCTTCGAGATGGGGACGGACGCGGCCAAGCGCATGATCGACGACGCGCTTTCGTGGCTGGGGGAGGATGGCGAAGGCTGGAAGGTGGTGCTCAACGGTGTCATGACCTTTGGCACCAAAGCGGCCACCAGTCTGATCGACTTGCTGGAAACACCGGTCGTCTGGCTCTCGGCTGGGTTCCGGAAGATCGGTTCGGAGGCTCGGGTGATCTTTCAGGAAGCCGTGAACCTGCTGGGCCGCGCCTTTTCCGCCGTGCTCAATGCCATCACCGCTGGCTTTGAGAACCTGCTCAACGGCGTGATCGAACGGGTCAACGCCATCACCGCCGCCTTGCCGTTCACGGATGGCACGCAGGTCGGGACGGTCAGTTTTGGCCGTGTCGATTGGGGGAACAAGGTGGTCGAACCAGCGCGGGAGTTTAACTACCTCTTGGCCGAACAGCGCGAAGGCGTAGCGGAACTTTCCGACCTCATCCGCGACCAGTTGAACGCGAACCTCGACGCCAGCCGGGAAATCCTCGGGTTGTCTGCTGATGAATCCGAGCGCGGTTTGACTGCCGCCGAGCGGTTGAATGCGCTCATCGAGGAACGTATCGCGCTTCGCGAAAGCCAGGCCACACCCGACAGCGTGGAACCGGCCATGTCGCCCACGGAGGAAGTGGCCACTCAAATGGAGGCGCTGGAGTCCACCGCGACCAGCACCTTCAGTAACATCGACAACGCCCTGCAATCGGGCCTGTCCGGCAGCGTGGAGGGACTGATTACACGCACGCAGACCTGGCAGGGTGCCCTGCTCAATGTGACCGGCACGATTCGCGGAGCACTGATCCAGTCCTTTACGCAGATGGCGACGAGTTGGATTGCCGAGCGCCTGCGCATGTTCGTCATGGGCGAGTCCCTCAAGCAGGCCGACACCACCAGCACCGTCGCGCAGGAAGCGGTCAAACAGACTGCTATGACCCCCACCGCCATGCTCGCCTCCATCGGCTCGTGGGGCGCTGCCGCCATCATCGGCGCGGCGGTGCTGACCGCTGTGTTGGCCTCGGTCGGCGGCTTTGCCGAGGGTGGTTATACCGGGCTCGGCGGGAAATACGAACCGGCGGGTATCGTCCACCGGGGCGAGTTTGTAGTACCCGCCGACGTGGTTTCACGTCAGGGACCGGCTTACTTTGACAACCTCGTGGGACAGTTGCGGGTCAACCGGCCTACGCTCCCGAGCCTGCCTTCTGAAAGCTGGTCCAGCCGGACTTTTGCCGAGGGCGGACTGGCCGACACCGTGTCCGCAACGCGCACACAGTCACAGGCGGGTGGCCAAGTTAACATTGCCGTCACCGGCACCCGCAACGACCTGCGCCGCTTCCTCGAAACTGCCGAGGGCGAAACCGCCATCCTCGACATCATGAGCCGCAACAAACTCCGACTCGGCATCCCCGGATAGTCCCAGTCAGTTGGGGAGCTTGACAGCTGCACGTAATGCACATATTATGTGCATATGAAAAATTTAACCCTTCGCATTGAGGAACCCAAGCTCAATCGGGCGCGGAAGATCGCTGCCGAGCGTTCCACCTCGGTCAATGCCCTCATCCGTGATTATTTGGACGATCTGATTGCGCGGGAAGACCGGCAGGTGCAGGCTCGGGCAGAGCTGCTGGAGTTGTGCCAGGCGTCCAAGGCCAAGGTCGGTAACAAGAACTGGTCACGCGGAGATCTGTATGATCGCTGAATGCCTGCTGGACACGAATATTCTGGTGTATGCGGTGGACGCGTCCCCGGAAAACCGGACCAAGCAGCGGATTGCGCGTGACCTGATTGGTCGGGTTGATTTCGGCACCTCCGCACAGGTCATGCAGGAGTTTTACGTGACCGTCACCCGTAAGCTGGAAACGCCACTGCCCCCCGAAGACGCTCTGGCGTTTCTCGACAAACTCAGCATTTTTGCCAGTGTGCCTACCGATTACGGACTAATCAGCGAGGCGATTCGCAACTCTGTTAAATATCAGGTCTCTTATTGGGATGCGGCGGTGATCGCTGCTGCCGAGCGTTTAAAGGCCCACACGCTTTATTCCGAAGACCTCAATCACGGACAGCAATACGGAAGCGTCACGGTCATTAATCCCTTTCACGATGAAAAAGCCCAAAAGTAAAAAGGCTCTGCGGGGTAGGGCAGAGGTTCGGCTTCAGATGAAGGTAGTCGAGCGGGTTATCAAGCGTTACCGCAACGCCCTGCGTAAGTTGGCGGGTTGACATTCGTTCCGGTATGCATGCCGGAAACGATCGACGAGCACACCCTGATCCCCTTTGCGCCGGACTGGTCGTTCTCGGTCAAGCATCGGCAGGCGCACCGCTCGTCGGTGGCCGAGGGCGTGACCGGACTGGAGGAACGGACCGCGTGGTTTACGCAACCGCGCCGGAGCGGCAACTACACCATTAGCACCGATACCGCTGCCCGGACCTTCGCGGTGGAGGAAACGCTTAGAACCGAGCAGGAGTCGGCCAAAGCCGCCGTGCCCCGGTGGGGACGCGAGCAGATCGTCGCTCAGGCGGTGGGGAACACCGTTACGCTGGAACGTGCTGCCGCCAACATGACCGCCGGGCAATGGGTGGGGGCAGCCAGGCCCTTTGGGGACATATCCGCCGTTGCCAAAATTGTTTCCGTGTCTGGTCCCGTGCTCACGTTGGAGGAAGTGCTCCCGTGCGTGGCAGGCGATATACTTATCCCCATCGATCTTGGACGTATCGAATCGGTGGATACGGAACTGCTTGGCGGCAGTGGCCGCGCCTTTGAAATTAGCTTCAAGGGCGTGACGCCGCTGGAAGCGATCAGTGCGGAGTTTGTCTTCACCGAGACCGACACCGAAAGCAACTGGCTCTCGATCCTCGCCAACCTTTACTTCCTGTTCTTCATCGACACCTCGGGCAGTATGAATGCGGACGTGCCCAACGTCACCGCTGCCGCCAATGACCTAAAAGTGCTCCTGCGCGATGTGATCTACGGCGGCGATCAGGAGAAGGCCGATCATTTCGTGCGCGTTCAGAACTGGTCAAGCGAGCGCTGGCTGGACCGACTGGCATACCATGTCTCCGGCGAGGAAGCCGCTCGCTACGTCTCGCTCGCCTTCATCAACGAGGCCAGTAGCGGCTACCACCGCGTGCCCCGTGTTCTGGAGAACGAGCCGACCAGTTCCTTCACAACCGACTACAACAATTTCCAGACGGAGTATGCGCGGCGTGAGTTTTCCCGCTGCAAGGTGTATTCGGTCGATCCCACCGCCAGCAGTTGGGAGGACGATAACGAAGCGTTTAACGCGCACCTGGTTGCCGCTGTCACGGGCGCGGGCAACTACGCCGCGCTCGGTCCGGCGCTGTCCACACAGTATGTCCTCTATGAAGTGGGCATCCCCTCGGGCCGCGCCGCCCAGACCTACTTGAACGACATTTTCACCCTCTTGGGCCTGCGATGAACTATCTCGACATCCCCGTCTTTCCGCTGCTGGCTGACTTGGGTGAGGCGGTGCGCCGGACGTTGAACTACGAGCCGGAAGTCACCGACATCGGCTTCGGGGCCCAGCCCGCGATGGCGGTGCAGGCCAGCACACAGGAGCGCCTGCAAATCGCCACGGTGGCTCCAGACGCCGACGCCCTTGATGCGGCAGAGGCGTTCTTTGCGGCCCGCAGCGGGCGCTTCAATGCGTTCTGGCTGGCAACGGGCGCGGAGGACGTGACGGTACTGAGGGCGTTGGCGTCGGGCACCGTTTTCATCGAAGCGTCCATTTTCTCCGACTGGTCGCACCTGAAAGGGAAGCACCTCGCGTTCCGTTCTCCGGATGGCCAGTACCTGTTTCGCAAGGTCCTACTCGTCGAAGCGACCGCCTTCGCCACGCGCTCACGGGTTACGCTTGATGAAGCCTTGCCCGCGAACACTGATTGCTGGCAGGTCTCGCGCCTGCTCCTGGTGCGCCTTTCCAGTGACGAGATTGAGTACGACTTTGAAGCCGACAACCACGCCCGCATCCGCTTCACCGGCGTCGAACTGCCCGAGGAGTATGCGGCCCCCAACGCGCTCGCCACCCGCCGCCCGGTCTATCTCTACCGTATCACCCGCCGCTATGGCGTGCGCGACATCTACTCGCTCCACCTGACCAGCCACGATACGCCGGTCAACAGCGGCGTCACCTGGCACCCGGTCCCCATCGACCACAGCGGCCTGTCCGTCTCGACCGAGGGCGATACCGACAAGCTGAACCTTGAACTGTTCGCCTGGGAGGGAAATCCGTTCGAGGACTGGCTCCCCATCCACATTGGTCAGCCCACCGGCATTGTCTTGAGTCTCGCCCACGTCGATGAAGCCACCGGCCTCGTGCTGGAGGCCCCGGTCATCCTGTTCCGGGGCATCATCGAATCCGTCACCCGGCAAGGCTACACGCTCAAGGCCAAAGCGGTCAGCCCGCTCTCCTACGGCGAAAAGCGTGTCCCGCGCTTCTACCTCCAAACTCGCTGCAACTACCAGTTATTCGACGGCTCTACCTGCCGCGTGCCCTCGGCCACCTACCGGCTGACCGGCACCATTGAGGCCATCGACACAGATGCGGGGTCCATCGATTTCGAGTCCGCCGCCCTCGCGGACAAGACCGCCGATTGGCTGGCAGGCGGCTATATCGAAATCGGCACCGCCCCGCAGGTCGAGGTTCGCACCATCCGTTATGCTGAAATCCTCTCCGAAACCCGCCACCGCCTGTACCTCAACGCCTCCCTGCGCACCTCGCAAAGCGGGGACGCCTGTTCGGCCTGGCCCGGTTGCGACCGCACCCCCGATTGCTGCAAGCAACGCTTTGACAACTTCGTCAACTACGGCGGACACCCCTTCATCCCTTACGAAAACCCGACCCTCATGGCCATGTCCCTTGCCAACACCGCCTCCTCCGGCGGCAAGAAGTAGGGCGCAGCCCTACGACCCTCGGTGCTCGCGCACCGTGATGGGGCTGTGCCCCATCGCGGCCAGAAAGGCCGCTGCCCCCCTTTAACACTATGAAGCCGTTCTTCAAAAATTCCGAGAGAGTGAAAACGCTGGAACAGGAAGCCCGACGCTGGATCGGCACCCCCTTTGTGCCGTTTCAGGGCGTGTGTCAGGGCGGCTGCGATTGCGTCCACCTGGTGCATCAACTGGCCACCGCCTGCGGCTTCCCCCACGAATTGAAGTCGCCGCGCTACACGCTCGACGCCACCGCCCACCGGGAGGATTCGCAGTTGCGGGAATACCTGGAGAGCATCCCCGACTGCGTGCGACTGGAGGACGGCACGCGCCTCATGCCCGGCGACCTCGTGACGTTTATCATGGGCCGCGCCCCTCATCACCTCGGGATGCTGGTCACCCCGCCTGTATTCATTCACTCGATACGCGGGCTGGGAACCTCCTTCGGCCAGTTGAACGATCCGACCTATGCCCGGCGTCAGGATGCCGTTTACCGCCTTATGGAATCATGAGCTTTTTGTTTCGCAGTACGCAGGCGGTACCCGCGCCGGTCCAGAGCCTAACCAATGTCCAGGCTGAGCGCGTCGCCACCAACGAGGAAGCCCGTCCCCTGCCGTGGGCGGCGGGTACGGTGCGCCTGAGTCTGACGTGGATTACACCCGCCATCAACCCGCAGGCCATCCCCATCACGACCACCTACCAGAGCGGCAAGAACAGCACGTCCACCGCCACGGTGGGCTACACCTATCAGGCCGCTCTGGCCGGGGCGATTTGCAGCGGGCCCGTCGATACGCTTCACGCCATCTACATCGACACGGTAAAGGTTTGGGAAGGCCCCCTTACCGCCGTGGCCGGGCAGTTTGCGTTCATCACGCTGCCCAATTACGGGCAGGCCCGGTTCTACTGGGGCAGCGACAGCCAGTTGGCCGATTCGCTCTTGGAGCCGCTGGGGCATCCGGCTTACCGGGGGCAATGTTACGTTGTTTTTGACCCCTTAATTTTTGGCCGTGACCGCACATCCGCCCCGCAGGTGGAGTTCGTGGTGTCGCGCCGCACAGTCATTCCCGGTTACGCCAATCCGGACCTTTCCGGGGACGTGTGTCCGATCCACGCTGCCATCGAACTGGCTACGCATCCGCGCTACGGCCTCGGCATTTACCTGTCCGACTTCGACGGCAGCGGCGAGGAAACATCCGCCAAACTGGTGGAGGCCGACATGGGTATCTCGCCGCTCGTCAACAACGCCCAGTCCCTCCCGCAATCCCTCGCAGAAATGCTCGGGTACTTCGACGGCTTCCTTTACCAGAAAAACGGCAAGTACCGCTTCGGTTCGGCCTCGCTGCCGGTGGATTTTTCCGAGGCTCCCATCATCGATACCGCCGACCAGACCGACTTTCCCGAAATCGACACGGACGCTTTCAGCCAAGTCAACAGCGAGACCCGTCTCGTCTATACCGACCGGGACCGCGAATTCAAAGAATCGGTCGCCATCCACCACGATGCCGCCGCCCACGCCCTCAATGGCACGCAGGAGCCGGTCACGTTCCAGCGACGGTGGATCACTCGGCAAAGCGTTGCCAACGCCCAGGTCGCCAAGGCGGGACGCCGGGCCGCGCTGCCGGAGGTAGGCGGCAAGGTCATGGTGCATTACTCGAAAGGCATCGGGCTCAACCCCGGCGACCCGATCCGGCTGCGTCCCTTCCCGCAGGCGAATTACCTGCTCAACTGCCGGGTGACGGGGATTGCTCACCGACGCAGCGACGATGCCGAACTAGAGCTTCAGTTCGTGCTCGATTTGGCGAACCAAGTCTCCGGCGTCACACCCGCCCCCTACACGCCGCCCGAGCAGCCGACCTACGACGCCGACCCGATGCCCTTCGAGGCGGTGTTCATCCTGCCCGCTGTGTTATCAGGTGTGGCGGAGCCCGAGGTTGCCCTCGTACACCTCGGTGTGCGGGCGCACAGTCTCATCACTGGTTACAACGTCTTCCATTCCGCCGATGATTTGAATTATGCCTTTCTCTCACAGGCGCGGTTCTTCGCCGTCACCGGCACGCTGACAGCCGATTTGCTCGAAGATGGGACTGATGCCGTGATCGACGCCCACGCCGTTGATCGGGCCACGCTGGCCACGCAGACCCCGGAACAGGCCGACGCCGACACCGTGCTCCTGTTCCTCGGTGACGAAATCCTTTCCATTGAAGGCTATGTGGTCAATGCGGACGGTACTGTGACGCTGAGCAACTTGCGGCGCGGGCGCTTCGGCACGCTGGCCGGGGACCACGAAGTGGGGGAGCGGGCGTTTCTGGTGAGCCGCGAGCACCTGCATGTGCTGCGCAAGGACGCCTTTGTTCAGGGCAGCACGCATTACTTTAAGTCCACCTCTTACACCATCGCCAAGGAACAGGACATCGCCACTGCCCCGGTCATGCAACTGGACATCCCCGTGCCGGAGCCGTCGGTTGACACAGATCCCGAGGAATAACCTCAACCCAAGGATCATTATGGACCCGGTCATCACGGAAATGGCGGCAAGCGCCGTCGCAGGCGGACTCTTTCAGGGAGTCTCCGAAGTCTTCAAGCTCGGACAGGGCTTCATCACCACGCTACGCGACGTGGCGATCTCCAACAACGAACAGGCCCGAATAAACGCGGAACTGAACAATGCCAACGCCAACAACGCGGCCAAGCGTACCCAGCCCTGGCTCACAGCCACACTAGCCATCATTGTGATTGCGGCGGCGTTCTTGCTGCCGTTCATCGCCGGTTGGATGAATATGCCCACCCAGATCGTCAGCGACGAGGAACCGTTCTCCATGCTCTGGGGCCTGATCACCTTCGGGGGCGGCAAGATCGTCACGCAGGCTCAGGGCTTCGTCCAGGGACCGGAGTTCTGGAGCACCGTCCGCATGGTCGCAGGCTTCGTCTTCGGCGTTAAGGCCGTATCCACTGGGAGTCGATTGTTTTGATCGGGGTCCTTGAGGCAACCCCTTTTCGTCACGGTTCTGAGTGTTTTTATGTGCGGCTTGGTTTCCATGCATCGACAACGAGTGAGGCAGCGCCATAGGCTCCGGCGTCTTCACCCAAAGTGGATGTGAGCAATTTGGGGCGAAGATTTACTGGAATTGCTTGGTAACGGCCCATTTCGGCGCGTATTTCATTTAAGAGCCAATCGCCTAAGTGAGCCAAGGGACCAGCAATAATAATAGCTTCCGGATCGAGCATAAGAGATATAAGGTGACAGAGCCAACCAATTCTCTGGGCACACTTGAGCACAGCTTCTCTTGCCAGTGAATCACCTTCATTGACTGCTTGTATGACATGCTGGATAGAAAGGTCATCCCGATGTGAGTAAAGCATACTGAAAGGCGAATGGTCGATCTGCTCGCGGATATATCGGAGGATGCCACTGACAGAAGCCACTTCCTCGGCATTGTGGATTGCTTCTTCAGTAGATGTTGGATCGGGGAAGCTGAAGTTGCCGATGCGTCCGATTTCTCCGGCAATATTATGATGGCCCGACCACCTGTTGTTGCGGAGAATGAGTCCGGCTCCAATCCCGCTACGGATCATCAGACAGACAGAGCTGCGGTAATGAAAGGTATGGTCAGGGCGTTGATGAGCCAAGGCTGCTGTGCGTGCATTATTATCGAGTAGAATCGTAGAACCAAACTTGTCTTGAAGCTTTTGGGTGATGCGGATGTCCTTCCATCCTTTGACGTGAGGATAGTCTCTTGCAATTCCCGCCCCTGAATCCACCAAGCCAGGAACGCCTACCCCGATGCCATGAAGTTTAGAGCGGTTGACTGGCATGACATTGTCAATGGCATGCTCCAGTGCTTCAAGGAGTTGGTCCGCATGGACTGGCGACTTTAGTGAGACAGTCGCATCCGAAACATGGTTTTCGGCAAAGTCCAAGCAAACGGCATGAACCACGTTTGCCTCAAATTCAACGCCAATAAAATAGCCGCCCTTGGGCGAAGGGCGCAGGTAAATTTCCGGCCGGCCCCGACTTCTTTTCCGTGGGGTATTATCTTGTGTGGGTTCTTCAACTAGGTAGCCGTCATCAATCAGGCGATCGACGTATATTCCCGAAGTCGAGGGGGATATTCCCATGCGTTTCGACAGGACTAGACGCGAAATGCCATCATGTCGGCGAATCTCTCTAAGCATCCGAGACTCCAACTGCTCGACTAAACCATGCTTCTTTTTGATAGATGTGGATGAAGACCCCATTCAAGTGCTCTAGCTGCTTGACCCGGGAGGAGCAATTAAAAATTATAAATCAAAATAAATGCGATTAGTCTCACGGGGGGAATTCTTGTAATATGCCGGAAAAAGCGATAATAGTCGAAAATAGGAGTTAATTCGATTTTATATAAAACTGCTCTTGACTGATCAGCAAAGCCGTCCAGTCTTTTGGCCCGAATCCCCGGCCTCGAGCGATGGAATACATCTCTCTGGCTGCGGCACCCATGCTCAGCGGTACATGTAGTAGGTTCGCTACATCGAGAGCCAATCCCAGGTCCTTGTGGGCGAGATTGAGGGAAAAGTCAGGTTCGACATCTCCACTGAAAACCTTCTTGGGGTAAGTTGTGGTGAAATGACCTTTGCCAGCAGGGGTGCCTTGCATGACCTTGATCGCCAGTTCCCGGGATAGCCCTAATGCGTCGCATAGGGTCAGGGCCTCGCAGGAGAGGGCGTTCAGACTGATGCTCATGAAGTTGTTAATGAGTTTGACCCGGATACCCATGCCCGGACCTCCACAATCGAGGACTTCCTCACCTAGGGCGGCAAAGACTGGTGCAGTTCGCGCGAGCTGATTCTGGGTGCCGCCCGCCAGAACTAGCAGGGTCCCCGTTTCTGCATGGGCGGCAGTACGACCCACGGGGGCGTCCATCATGGAAAGCCCTCTTTGGGCCAAATCCTCCCGCAACTGGTCGCTCTCCATCGGATGAGTCGTTGACATATCGATGTAGAGGGCAGAGGGCGACATGCCTTCGGCGATGCCTTTATCGCCCATCACGGCTTCCCGCACAATCCGGCCATTCGGAAGCATGGTGATAATGATATCGGCACCGCTGGCGGCAGAGGCCGCATCGGGTTTTACTGTGCCTCCCGCTTCCGCGAAGCGGGCTTGATCCTGCTCCAGCAGGGTATAGCCTTGGACGTAGAAGCCAGCGCTCAGAAGGTTTCGAGCCATGGGGAAGCCCATCATTCCTAGTCCGACAAAGCCGATTGTCAGGTTGTTGTCTGTGCTCATATGAGTTGAGTGTGTTTCAATAAAAGTTCAAAGGGCGGCTAGGCAGCTAACTGCCGGAGCTAGGATGCTGCCACTGTTTGTTTTTGTTCGGTGGGGACCTTCTTCCAGTCTCTCAAGAACATTTCGAGCCCTTCACGGGTTTGCGGGTGCTCATACAGGTCAAGAAGAATGGGCAGTGCCATCGTGCAGGCGTCGCAGCCGATCTCCGCAGCCCGGAGCACGTGCAAGGTATGACGGCAGGCGGCGGCCAGGATCTGTGTCTTGAAACCGTAGTTATCGTAGATACGGCGAATCTGCGAGAGCAGTTGGAGGCCATCTTCGCCGGCTGCGTCGAGCCGTCCTACGAAGGGGCTGATGTAGGTGGCCCCTGCTTTGGCGGCGAGCAGTGCCTGGGGGGCACTGAAATTCAAGGTTACGTTTGTGTGGATGCCATCCTGTGAAAGTTGAGCGACTGCGGCCAAGCCCTCACGTGTGAGAGGAACCTTGACCACGACATTGGCACCGAAATCGGTGAGTTCCTTGGCCTCCTCGATGATCCCCTCACGATCTTCGGAAATGGTTTCCAGGCTGACGGGACCAGGGACGATTTGGCAAATTTCACGATATAGGCCCATTGGCTCGCGACCGGTCTTGGAAACATGAGTGGGATTGGTTGTTACGCCGTCGAGCAGGCCGAGGTCCAGTGCTTGGCGAATTTCATCGATGTGTGCGGTATCCAGGAAGATTTTCAT